TTGATCGTGTGAGTTGCTGGTGTTGTGGAAATAAGAACTTGAAGGAGTTGAAGAATATGTATTTGTACCTTCCATGGTATTGGAAAAAGCTGAAAGAACTTCAGTTAAATACCGATAGGCCCTATCGGCGTAATAGTGGAGAAACCATTTTTGATTTAGAGGAAAGATTTAAACGTGAAATGCAATAGAAAGAGTTATTATGATTCCCTTATGTATAAATGGAAAAGATTATTATGATCGAGAAGAAGCACTTGCTGCCTGGTTCGAGGAATGGTTAATGAAACAAGACTTTGAGCAAGATCTTATTGATCGAGAGCTGGAGCTTGAATATCGAAAGACTCATCTTGATTGGAACACTCCTTATGTGATGTATGGTGTTCGTAAAAAACATAAGTGTATCCAAAAGAATGAAATTGCCGTGTTTTATGACTTGTTACCGAGACAAAAGCGTGCTCGTACTGCTGAAACACATTGGTATAAAGTATTGTACAAGAGAAAGGCCACTCCTGAAGAAGTTGAGTCACTCAAGGCTGGGGAATATACCCGTAGATATTTGGTGTATTCCCTGTTTATTGAGAAGAAAATGACTCTTGACAAGGCTTTATCTCTTATAGTTGCCGATGATAAATTATTAGGAATTGCTGATAATACCATCTCTGAAATTGTAACAGCCTTTGAGACTTTCTTTAACCGTAAATTTAGAATTTATAAACCCGAGTTTACAACTCAACTTAATTTATTTACAGATTAATATGAAAACAACAATTATTTCATGTGTGATTTTGTTTGTGTTCCTGCTATATGTAGGACACTTTTCTATAACAATCAAGCCGTTCACAGTCCAACTTCCATACTGGCATCGTTCGCTCGGACTGTTTTAGTTGATCCTCTCTTTTATAGTGTATAATGCCGGTGAACATGCAAAAGGCTATCTTGATGGTTTAAAAGAGGGTGAGAGGATAATATTTGATTTGTTGAAGAAAAAGACCGAGTAAAATGGCGTTAAAATGGCGAAGATTCTGTTTGCTAAACTTGTCAATAACGATTACCTTTATAGATGTAAAGCATTAAAAGTCAATCAATATGAAGAGGAATGAAAAAATAGAAAAATTAGAAAGACTAGGTATTTTCAATCAATGGAAATATAATACAGAAAGAGCAAATGAGACATTTAATATTGAGTGTCCTGACTTCTCAATGACAAATGAAGAACGGATGAACAATTTGTTAGATGTTGATTGCTGCTTTCATCGGTTTCTAGCTATTTCATTCCCTTTTAATGGTACTCCTGAAGGCGTTGCTTTTTGGGAGAATATTGCAAAAAAATAATCGAACTTAATTGAATTGAAATTATGAGTAAAAAAGATTTAATAGAGCAGAACATCACAAGAGTTCAAGAATATGTGAGGGAACTGATTGAAGATGCAAAGTGGAATAATGGTGTTTCGGAAACTCTTGAATCTACTTCAATAATTGTAGGTAATAGTGATGATATCTATGATTTTGCAATTTTATTTGCTTCTAATAGTGAATGTGTTTATTGTGAATTCATAGATAGTAAAATAGAGTACATTGATTGTGAATTAGATTGTGAAATATGCCAATTTGAAGGAAGAATAATTTTTCAATATATAAACGGAAAATTTCATAATCCTGCTAGTCAAATTATCGAACTATCAAAGTTGCTGATGAAAGGCGAATTAAGAGACACAAAAAGTATCTTTTGTTCTATGGTACTTCGATTAATGGATACTGAAGAATACAGTAACAATTATTGTAAATCTTTGGATTTAGTTCTGAGGCTGTTTCCTGAAATAGATGGAGAATTATTAGAAAAGGAATTGGATAGATATATTTAAGCATTACAAGGATGAGTAAAATGAATTTAAATGAATTAAGAGACAAAGCATATAAAACAGCTTGTGAACATGGGGTTCACGATCAAGAGCTAAGTAACAATCATTTTCTTTGCCTTGTGATTTCTGAACTGATGGAAGCTGTGGAAGCAGATAGAAAAGGAAGGCGTGCTAATGTTGATCGGTATAATAAGAAGATTGCTAACAGCCGCATTTGTCAAGGATTGGATTCTGACATTCCCAAAGAGCGCGGTTACGAAGTTGCATATAACGAAACCATTAAAGGTTCAATCGAAGAAGAATTAGCTGATGCTGTTATCCGCTTGCTTGATCTTGCAGGACTTCGAGGAATAAGCCTTGAACTTGCCAACGGAGATATTGATGACTGTATTGAAGATATGGCAGAAGCCTGTAAAGGCGAAAGTTTTACCGAATCAATCTATTCCATCTCTACACTTCCCGTTAGATATGACGGAATATTTGATTTTTCTACAGCCGTGAATGATATGATACTATCTATTTTCGGGCTTGCCAAGCACTTAGATGTAGACCTGTTTTGGCACATCGAGCAGAAAATGAAGTATAACGAACTCCGTGAAAAGATGCACGGGAAGAAGTATTAACTCTCATAACAAAAAAATGGATGATAAACGAAAACAAATATTGGTAGATTACATATCCTACCTGTATACGACGGGTAGGAGCTATGATAGCATCGGGAAATACATCAAATATGTGACTGATTTTCTTGAAAATTCCGAAGAAATCAATCGTCGTGGTTATTATAAATATAAACATAAAAATGCTGATGCTATGGTGCGCCATTCGTTTATGTGTGAGGCTGTTTGTGATTTATTGTCTTATCTTAAAATCGGATATGGCCGACGGGAAAAGGCTGTAAAACCTTTGGAGAAACTTGAGGTTATTTCAGAGAAGAATAAGAAACTGCTTAATGATTTTATAATATGGTTGACTGATAACAATGATTATTCCTCTCACACAATTGATGTCTATTATACCTCGTTGAGAAAATATTTTGAATACGCCAATGAACTAAATATGGATAATTGCAGACGATTTATAAAAAGCCTTGAAGAGGAAAAACTTTCTCCAGCTACCATTCGATTACGTATTACAGCCATTGAGAAGTTCTCCAAATGGGTGAAGAAACCTATTGAACTGAAACGACCTAGAATGAAACGCAAGTTGGATGTAAACAATGTACCGACAGAAGAGGAATATAATAGGTTACTGGAGTATCTGAAAACAAAACTCAACAAGGATTACTATTTCTTCATTAAGGTATTGGGTACTACAGGAGCTCGGCTCTCGGAGTTTCAGCAATTCACGTGGGAGGATATAGCGGCCGGCGAAGTTGTTTTGAAAGGGAAAGGGAACAAGTATCGGCGTTTCTTTTTCCAAAAGCAATTGCAGAGGGAAGTGAAGGACTATATAAAGGAGACAGGCAAGTCCGGTACTCTTGCTGTTGGGAGATTCGGGCCGTTGACTCAAAGAGGTCTTTCACAGCATCTGAAAGTATGGGGTAAACATTGTGGTATCGATTCGAAAAAAATGCACGCTCACGCCTTCCGGCACTTCTTTGCTAAAATGTTCCTGAAGAAAACCAAAGATGTAATTCAATTAGCAGACCTTCTTGGTCATGGTAGTGTAGATACAACAAGAATTTATTTACAAAAAAGTTATGATGAACAACAAAGAGACTTTAATAAAAACGTTACGTGGTAGTGTAGCCCAGCTCAATGAATTGTCGGATATGACTGAAGGCATAGATGTTTATGACGCTGCCGGATATGTTGATACTGAATTTCTTATGGAAGCGCTTTCCTGTGTTAATACTTTTATGGATGCGAGTAATATGGTTATTACGAAAATATCCTCACTGTTAGCGCCGGACGCTCCGGTTGATGAAAGGAAGAACCAGGCTGATGAAGGTAAGAAATGGAATGTGGAAGAGATACTGAAGCATTGTACTCTTGAGGATAGTGTTCTTAGACTTCCGAAAGTACAATTCAATAAGAAATCCTATGCTGAAGCAAAGAAATGGATAGAAGAAGCTGGCGGCTCATGGCAGGGAGGTAAGATACAGGGATTCACATTTCCTTTTAATCCGGAACGTGTGTTCTCCATCTTGAAAGAAGGTAAGCGATGCGATTTGCAAAAAGATTTTCAGTTCTTTGAAACACCTGCTGATATTGCAGACTGGCTGGTAATGCTTGCCGGTGGAATTCACGAAACAGATACCGTACTTGAACCAAGTGCCGGACGTGGTGCTCTGATAAAAGCGATTCACCGGTCGTGCCCGTCAGTAACAGTTGAATGCTATGAACTGATGCCGGAAAACAGGGAGTTTCTTCATACACTTGATAACGTAATATTGCTTGATGAAGATTTTACGAAAGACAGTGTAGGACATTACACTAAAATTATTGCTAATCCTCCGTTTTCCGGTAATCAGGATATTGACCATGTAAGACTTATGTATGAACGCTTGGAAGAAGGTGGAATTCTTGCAGCTATTACCAGTCAGCATTGGAAATTCGCGTCTGAAAAGAAATGTGTTGACTTCCGGGAATGGTTGGAAGAAGTTCATGGAGAAGTTTTTGAAATCGGAGCCGGTGAATTCAAGGAAAGTGGAACAACTGTTAGTACTATGGCAGTTGTAATAAAAAAGTAATTCAAAACAAGAACAGATATGAATTTTAAATCATTGGTAGCTCAATTAGCAAATCGCATCAATCAGCCGCATGTGATTGAAATATATATGCGTAAAGTTTTTGCATCTGGTGTTGAGTGGCAGAAAAAGCAATCTCCATGGATAAGAGTAGAAGAACGATTACCAGATGAAGAGCAGCGTGTTTTAGTCGGATTTTTATATTACTATAAATACGATGATAGAGAAGCTGAATCACGTAAGCATATAGATGTATTCACGTATGAAAATGGTATATGGACTACTGATAGTGATATATCATATTTAGGAAAAAGTGTCGAAAAGGATGATATTAAGGTTATATGTTGGATGCCTATTCTGTCTTTCGATGAAATATTGGAAGCCAACAGAGATGTACTAGAACGGATTAAAAAGAAAGGAGACTGATGATGACAGCAAAAGAATTAAGTAAGTTAATCACTACTGGCAGAAAACTGAAAAAGTTTATTAAAGAAACTCTCCCTAAAATCAGAGAAGAGTTTCAAAGCCATAGCAATAGTGGAATAGATAAGCATACAGATGGATTTGGCAGAAGGGAGAGTATTCAGAGTATGAATATAAGTAATCTTTGTTATTCTTCTTTTTCTGGCAGTTATGGAAGTGGAGACACATATTCGGATATAGCAAATATGGATACTGATTTGATGCAGGAATACTTTATCAAATATCTGAATAGGCATAAGGATGAAATAATGGAGGGAGTAGCAGATTTAATGATAAATGATGCAAAATCAGGTCAAGAAGATGCTATTAAGGAAATAGACGAGTATAAAAAATCACTGCTAAAACTATTGGAGGAATAAAGAATAGAAATGAAAGCAATAACAATAAAACAACCGTGGGCTTCTTTGATAGTCCACGGTATTAAAAACATTGAGAACCGTACTTGGTCGTGTCCTAAGAAATACTTAGGACAGAGGGTACTGATTCATTCAAGCGGTAAACCTTTGAATTACGATAATTTCTATGATTCAATACTTACCAATGAGCAGTTATTGGCATTACCGGAAAACAAAGAGTGGAAAGATTTTAGTTTTTGTACAGGCTCCATTATCGGTAGCATTGAGATAGTGGATTGTGTACAGAATCATTCTTCCATCTGGGCTGAAAAAGAAGTTTATAACTGGGTATTAGCTAATCCAATACTTTTTGAAAGTCCTATTGAGAATGTAAAAGGTAGACTTTCTTTTTGGGATTATCTTGGTATCAAATAAGTAGAAATTGAACGTTCTGAATGCGGAAGTATAGAGAAAACTGTTGAATAATACAACCACTCTTTTCCCTATATTCTTGTACAGTTACAATAAATATAAT